ATAATATTTCTCCTTGTTAAGATTAAATTATGTAAACAGATCGTGGGTGAGTAAAAATTACAAGTCCCACTTGAGTCTACAACGTAAGAATGTTCTTACACTCTTACTTATAATATTATATGATACTATTATAAAAAAATCAATACAGAAAATCATTAATTAACCGTCCTTAAACCATTTATGGTAGTTTAACTTTAATCAAACCATACCTAAATAAATTGCTGATTGAATAATCAGTTTTATTAAGAAAGGAGATCCAATATGGAAATCTTAAATAAAGTAAAGGCTTGGGCGGCAGGCCTAACAGAGGTAGGTGTAAGTCTACTTGCGTTGGGTGTTGTTCTTGAAGTCTTGTTCAAAGGACAGAACATTCCGTTCTGGCCAAACATCAACATCATTGCTAACATTCAAAGCATTGTGGCTAGTTTTTCAGCACAAGGTTTGGTTGGCTTGATTGCAGTTTGGGTATTATATCACATCATAACAAAGAAGTAATATAACTCAACTTAGAAGTAAGTTGTAGGGGAGTCATCTTGACGGGCGGCTCCCCTACTCTTTTATGATTATTTTTTATTCTTTGGATTAGAAAGGAAATCCGATTCTTCTTCTGTATAAGGCCACATTATAGTAACCCCGCCCAGAACATTCCGTTTAGAAATAAAAATCCTATCATCACTGAAAGCATAATAGTCATAGGCACAATCGCATTCCAAAAAGTCTTAACCATTTGCGTGTCCTCTCCAGAAAGCAACTTTCTTTCCTCTCATATAATGATCTCCCGGCTCGTATGAAGACTTGATTGCTCTTACCTTTTCAAGTCTTTTGATTGCACGATCCTTTGTTGCAATTTCTTTAATGCCAGCAAGCATTAATTCCTTTGCAAGATCGTGTCTTCCTTGTTGTGCTAGATGCGCGGCTGCTCTTGAGTAACCAATATTAGCACAAGCGTTTTTTATTTTTTCCCAAATTAACATTTTAAGTTCTCCTTTGTGTGTGTATGTTAAATTCTCTTTGTTCCGAACGGTCCGGTAATGACCTGGCGCCTATCAAGTTCCCTGATACGACGTTCAAGATCAGCGTGGTCAGTAGCACGAGACAGATATTCCTCGTCCCAATTGCGATCGGTGTATGTGAATAGTTTTTTAAGGAAGTTAAGCATTTAAGCCACCTCCTTGCGGAAATATCTAGGTCCGTTTAGTTCAGATAGGTTTGGCCCGCGACCTTCGTTCTTCAGCATAAATTCATATGCGAATCTCCAGTCCTTGCCATATTCAGTTTTGGCCCAAGTCAATAGATCATTACGGTTCGTAGAACCATTTTTCATCCAAGACATCAGACCACTCATTAAGTGTGTCATGTTTTCTCCTTTGATGTATGGATGCTTGAGGAAAGCAATACCCCGGAACTTCCCCGGCGGTGCAACACCCTTTGGGTGTCGTCAATCGCTTGTAACGCATGGATAATGCGCTTGTCTATCCAAGTGTCTGTGTGAGAAATAGTGCAGGGTCACTGCTCTATTCATCAGTATTTATACTAATATAATGCATCGCAGCAAAAAGATCAACCATAAATATAGCATGACTGTAGTGCTATTTTTGCATGGGTCTGTCAACATCAGGTTGACAAAGGAAATCAGGCCGTATATAATTTATTGTAAAAAAGGGTAAATACAAGATAACAGGAAACGACATGAAAGTAAAGACTAGATCCATACTGCAAGAATTGAATGAGATTGCCGATAGAAAGGACTCAGAGGCTATCATAGAATCCAGAGCGGCCAACATCATCAATTCTGCTATCAATCTTATGGAACTAATACACAAGACCTACGATGCTGAAACAGCATCCGAACTAGAAAGGCGCTTTATTAATAGCGTTAAGGGAGCAGACGTTTCCAAATTTACCCGCGGCATCCGCAAAATTTCAGAATCTAAGAGATCCAAGAATGACACGAACATTACTTAAAGAAGGCGGAAACATATTCAAGGACGCCGAGGGCAACGCCGCAACACAGAGAATTCAGCAGGCTGATGTCGTTCCAACACTGCAATGGTTGGAAGGCATCGTCGATCTAGAACTAACGGATAACATGCTCGGAACCACTGGCAAGAAAGCAGACAGTGGAGATCTTGATGTTGCCGTTGACAGCACTAAGACTACAAAAGGAGACCTGGAAAGCAAACTAGCAGACTACGTTAATAAAAATCACAAAGGTGAAGATGTTAAACAGTGGATCAGAAAGTCAGGCATTTCAGTCCACTTTAAAACTCCAATCAAGGGTGACCCAGCAAATGGTTTTGTGCAAACTGATTTAATGTTTGGTGATCCTGAATGGATGAAGTTTAGCCTACAGGGAAGCGGTGAAGGCAGTTCCTTCAAAGGTGTTCATAGACACATCCTGCTTGCCAGCATAGCGAAAACCAAGGATATGAAGTGGTCAGCAAACAATGGTTTAATAGACAGAGAAACAAACGAAGTAATTACAAAGGATCCCAATCAGATTGCAAAAACTCTGTTGGGTCAGACAGCAACTCCATCCACAATTGACTCAGTGGAAGGCATCATTGGTTACATTAAAAAGTTACCCAACTACGAGGAATTAGTTGCAGATGCCAGAGAAACATTTGAGAAGGATGGTCTTGAACTGCCTAAGTCTGGACAGGTAGAAAACTTCCAACCCGGCACAATAGGTTGGATGAGACAAATGATAGATATCGTCAATGAGGATAAGTGAAGTACTAGACATCCGATACAGTGCATTTGAGCGTCCAGGTAAGATGCACAAGATAGGCGATGTGTATGGCAAAAAGAATTTAAAAGTACCGCATGCAACTTATGTGGATAAAACAGACAAACAAAAGAAGTTAATTAAAAAATGAGAGCATTTGAATTTTTAACAGAAGAAAAGAAAGTAGGCAGAGAGTTCAATCATCTGGAAGACCTAGTGTTTACAAATCCAGACGATGGTGCCAAGCGTGCCGTTCAAATACTCAAGAACATGGAACAGGATAGTTCGGACGTTGCCATCAAGTGGGACGGTAATCCTACGGTCTACTGGGGACGTGATGATGACGGAACATTCCGCATGGTGGGCAAGAACAACTGGGGACGTGAAGAAGGAAAGTCAAGCAGCCCAGAAGAATTAGAAAAGTTTATCAACAGCAGAGGCAAGGGTGAAGCATGGCGTGAGAAGTTTGCTAGAGACATGGCAGACCTTTGGCCCATCTTTGAAAAGGCAACACCAGCAGACTACAGAGGCTACGTTTATGGAGACCTGCTGTACCATCCAGGCAAGCCATATGATGGCAGCGATGGATACATTAGTTTTACTCCAAATCAAACAACCTACAATGTCAAGGCCACTAGTCCATTGGGCAGAAGAATAGGCAAGAGCAAGGTAGCAGTTGCCGCACACAATGCCTATGAATACTTTGGTGACAAGAGTGGAACTCCTATCAGTGACGTGGAACAGTTCAATGGTAATTCACAGTTGGTGGTACTAGGACAGCAGTATGTGAGCAAGGCACCAGCAGTCAATGCGGACAACCTGGGCAACATTGAAAAGGTAGCAAACTCGGCGCAGGGCAACATCAAGAAGTTCTTTACTCCTCAGAAAGGTTTAAGTGACCTAGCAGACATATTCTACACGTTCCTCAATCAAATGAGCCGTGCCAAGAAGTTGGAAGACCTTAATGTTAACAGTTTTACCAATTGGCTTCAAAATTCAAAGGTATCTGCTAACAAACAAGAGAAGATACTAAATATTGCTAAGACGCAGGAACAAACAATGAAGGATATCTTTTATTTGATATCCGAATTGATGAAAGCCAAGAACGAGGTCATTGCTGAACTCGATCAAGCGGAAGGCGATGTTACTGCAACAACGGGTGGCAAGCCAGGTGGTGAAGGCTATGTCAAGACCAAGGACAAGGTAAAACTAGTGCCTAGAGACCGTTGGACACCGTTTAGAAGCGATTAAACCACCAAAATCCCCAAAAAACACACCATAACTCCTAGATTTACCGCTTTTGGATAAATACATTTGCTAAGAAAAAAGCCACTCCCTGAGCGGGAGTATATTTTAACAAGGAGAACTTAAAATGGCAGATTTAACAAATGGTTCTGGTGTATACCAAACTTACTCAAACGCAGGCGCAGGTGTTGCTGAATTAGGCGACAACAAGAAAAACGCAAACGGCGATACTAATGGTATTGCAGGTTTAACTCGCGTTATCAAACTAGCAAAATCATCTATCTCTGATGCAGAAATTCAATCAGTATTAGATGCATTACAAGCAGGCGGTGTTAAAGGTACTGACGACGCAGTTGTAGTTGTTGGTCTTGAAAAAGACACTAACGATGCAATGGTTGCAGTTCAAGGAACAGGTGTATTAACTCCTGGTTCTTCATACCGTGGTGTATCAGGTGTTACAATGACACTTGAATCATCTTTCGCTGGTTTAAAAGCGTAATCTAAGTTTTAATTAACTTAACACCAAAGGGCGGAGAGAAATTTTCCGCCCTTTTTTTGTGACTGGTAAATAGACTGTATGGCACGCTACACTATCAAAACCACAGTCGACATCACCCGGTCCAATCCTGATAGGGCTGACCCTGACCAACTCAAACAAGCACAGCAATCAAACTTCAATGCACTGCTACAGGGCATTGGCATGAGATCAAACGTGGAGTGGGATAAGGATCCTCAGCGTGTAATTGAGGATGATACCGCATACTGGATTTGGGAGTTTGAAGCAGAAAGAGATGACGTGTTCTTGTACAACGGAGACACCACAGGACTGCTCAAGAAGGACTTGCACGGAATACCCATCATAAAAAATTTAACAGAGACCGTTAAATTTAACAAGTGCCTTTTCCTAACCATAAACGGTAATCAGAACACCTGGATTGACGAATCCTAGAATTCACTGGCATTATTATTTCTTCCCAATATTAATTAAATATTAGTATGAACAAGTTATATTACAACACGATAATGTTTAGCACGATCTTCTTTATGTTGTTCGGCTTCCTATTATCACTGTATGGCTTACACACAGACGCCCATAACATAGTTTATGTTGGCGTGGCTATAATGAGCGGTGTGTGTGCTGTGTGGTGGTTTTGGGTTATGTTTGTGATCAAGGATATGTTCTTAAGGGTTGAAAAGGCAGCGGATAAAATGATTGAAGTTAAGGAAGAATTGACGGGCATAAAGGCATTGATACGCAAACTGTTTTCATCCGAAAGAGATAAATAAAGTATCAAAGGCACACACTAGGCTATCTATAAAAACGCATTAGGCCAACTTAGAGTTTACTAATTGCCCCAGGAGAAGGGGAGTTTTGGAGAATATTAGATGGCGTCAAGCCCAACAACAAGTTTAGAAAAAGAAAGTTTGGAAGCACACGTGGATCTGTGCGCTCTTCGCTATGAGCAGTTAGATAACCGCATGACCAAACTTGAACAGAAAGTTGAACACATCCACGAAGATATAGTGCATGGTCAGAAGTCAATGACAAAGGTTCTAGTTGGAACAGCAGGCACAGTAATTGCAGCAGTTGCATCAGTTATCGTTACCATACTGCTCAAGATGTAAGCACTCAAATCATTAAACGTTTAAATATAGGCCTAAGGGGCCTTTTTTTATGAGTGACGTATCCAAACGTTTTGAACAGTTAGTTAAGAACACCTACAAGAAATTCTTGGATCAGGGTACCATACTGCCCGTTAAAACACCCGAGGGTATTCTGGTTGGTGACGTATTAATCCAAAGTGACGGAGCACTCAAGAACATAGTAAGAAACGGTGAGGTATTATACAAGCACATCAGCCTAAATGCAGTAGCCATAAGAATAGCCAACCTAGTTGCCTGGAACAAAAACCAGCGATTATGCAAGGAATTATACGATCTGGACCTAGAATACAGCAAACATTTTATTGACAGCAAACATTTTATTGATAACTATCATAAAGCAGTAAATAGTAATAACGAAGCAAGGGCAGAAATACTGTGGACACGCTATGAAATAGCAAAAGAAAAAGCAGTATTTGCCAAGGATCGTGCAGAAGATTTAGCACGGTTTTGAATAAATATAATATAACATCTGGGAAGAAGGACAATGAAAACACAAGACTTATTTAAAACAAAAGCAGCAAAGGTGAATGAATCAATTCACAAGGCATTTGGTAAGAAAATTGATTTTTCTACATTTGATGCTCCTAAGTTAGAGGATGCACGTAACAAACTGCGAACACAAATTCATCAGGCTCGTAGCCAATCTGGATTCAACGAGAATCTAGAAAACGATGCATACCATCAAGCACAATGGATGCTGGATGCAATCAACAGAGAACTATCAGAAAGAGAAGAAAAAGCAATTGACAGTCTTCAAATCCCAGAAGATATTAACACAGAAGAATCAAACTCCGGAGAAGAAATGGAAACTAAAGTTACAGAAGGTGAGATCCAGCAGGCTAGTGCGATCGTCACAGCAAAGACAATGGTTGATAGATTGAGCCGATTCATTGAAGAGATCTCCAGCATGGAAAACGAAACACTTCTTCAACTAGGCGATTCAATTAGAGACGAAATTGGCCAAGCAGAATCAAAATCATTCATCGAAAGTTCTGCACCAGCAATCCAAGCAGCATTGGAAAATTTAAAACAAACTAGAGAAACACTTTCAAATGCAGTTGGCGTATTAGCAGGCGAGCAAACAGCAGGTGACATGTTAGGCGCAGAACCAGAAGAAGGTGGCGAGACTGACATGGCAGCACCAGCAGACGCAGAAGCACCAGCAGAAGCACCAGCAGATGATTTTGCAACAGCAGAACCAGCAGCAGGCGGAATTGAAACCGCAGGTAGAGAACAGCGCGAATCAATTAATTACGAATCACGTTTGCTTAGAACACTAGCAGGTTAATTATGAAACTATCGGAGTTCTATCTAGATAGAGAACTTACCGATGCACTTCCCCCTCCGGGAGCAGGTGCAGCGACACCTCCACCAACAGTTCCTGGACAGACACAAAATGTTGCAACCGATCCTCAGGCACAAGCCAAGATGATGGCACAACAGGCAGTTGACCTACAGAATAGAAAGAAAGAGTTGCAGGATCAAATCAAGGCCAAGCAACAGGAATTAATGGACCTCCAAAAAGAACTAGCGAGCATCAAGTAATGAGATTTGTAGAATTTGCACCAAACCAAATGATTGATAGATACGTTGTGGTATTGAAAAATTTAATTGGTCGTGCATCAGCCAAGAAGGCACCAGCCAAACTAAATTGGGCAGGATTGAATCAAATCCTAAAATCAAATGATGCTTCGGTAGCAGCAGACTATGAAACATTCAAGGCGATGTATGATAGTTCACCAGCACTACAGAACCTAGTCAAAAACTTCAACGCAGATGGAATTGAATTAAATGTTCCGGGCGCACCTGATGCAGACCAAGAAGCACCACAGGGCGACCAATCCAGCCAGGATGCAGTGGACCAAACGGCAGCATCAGCAGCACCACAGCAATTGGCACAACAAACTTCCTAATCACTCTTGACAAATTAGTATAATGGTTGTACTATATACAGTATGACTGATGAAACCACACTTATGACCCCACCACCGTTCGTTGAAAGATTCCAATACAGGGAACTCCAACAGATAAATGATTCTGTTACACGCAAACGTGTGTACCTTACTCCAGAAGGAGATAAACTTCCTAGCGTAACAACCATCCTTAGTAGTACTAAGGACATGACCCATTTGAATGAATGGAAGAAGCGTGTTGGCGAGGAAAATGCAAAACGAATTACTACAGAAGCCGCTGGCATAGGAACTGCCATGCACGGAAACCTGGAAAGATATCTCTGTGGAATGCAAAGGCAACCAGGTAATAATCCTGTACATGTACAGGCAAACAAGATGGCCGATGTAATTATTGAAAACGGATTAAAGCATGTTGACGAAGTGTGGGCCATGGAACAGTCATTATACTTTCCAGGTTTATATTCAGGCACGACGGACCTATGTGGAGTATTCAAGGGCAAACCTGCGATCATGGATCACAAGCAGACCAACAAGCCCAAGAAGGAAGAATGGGTTGAGGACTATAAGTTACAGTTAGTAGCCTATGCCTTGGCACATAACGAAGTGTATGGCACGGACATCAAGACCGGAGTTGTTTTCATGTGTTCCAGAGATCTACAGTATCAGCAGTTTGAAGTAACCGAAGAAACGTTTCCCAAGTATAGAGACATGTGGTTAGATAAAGTAGAGGAATACTATAACAGCCTATGATAGATTAC